ATCAGGTATCCACTTTTGATAGCGTCTATCATCTTCAATATTTTCGCCCATTAAACGACGAGCTTGATTGATGTACTTTTGCCGCGCGGTAGGTGGTTGCGGCTTGACAAAATCTTCGGGTAGTTGAATTTTATCACTTATATTCATATAAACTTCCTTACTACGCTATATTTACGTGGTACAAGATGAATCTTATCAAACACTGATGTCGTGAAGAAAGGTTGGAGTTCTTCGAATGTAAACGGTGATGTTCGCTGTAAGTATATATACGCATCGTTTAAATCCCACTTCTCACGATTTGGCAAATTGTATTCATGCTTAAACCGCTCCCATAAAAACACAGGTTTCCCTTGCAATAAAAGCTTGTATGAATTTTCCAATCCATCTTTATCAAAATCGAGAAGGTAGAAGGGCGAAAGTTCTTCAACCTTTGCCTTTACCACCTCGCTAAATTTCAGGCCAAGAACAGCAATTGAATTTTCAACGAATAGGCTATCAATGGGACCTTCAACTAAAACAACTGGACGTTCACGACTAATGAAATCATAGTTGTAAATTGCCTCATCTCTGTTCTCGACCATGTTAATGTATTTGTTGCTTGCCTTCTTATACAGTGACCTTGCTTGAAAATAATAAATGTTTCCATCTCGGTCATAGAAAGGTATAATTAGTCTTCCAACATACTTGCCATCAACTGCAACAAACCACTTTTTCCAAACGTGCGTAGGAATACATCGTGATATACACAACTCCCGAGCAAGATCAAATAACCTACCTTGTCCCAAACAAATAGGTTTGAAATACTGTAAATCTTCAGACTCTGTTATGTTAGGTCTCTCTACCTCATGCTTGATTTCAGGGAGAATTTGTTCTTTTGGTTTGATGTCATCGAGCTGCATACTCTCTTTAACATATTCAGCATAGTGCTGATAGAAATACTTCTTCATCCAAACATGAGCTGGTATGGATACACTACAATTGAAACAGAAATACATCCATGGTGACTTACGTTTGAGGATATAACCACGACGTTTGTACTTTGACCTTTTTGAATCACCACACACATTACAACGAAAATTATAACCTTCACGGTTGGATGAAACATCACCAAACAAACTACGATGTGAATTAAGAACAATGCGAAGGTATTTATCGAGAATGAACTCATTTAAAGCATGGTTCATTACTCCCTCCAATCACAAATAGGGTGGAAGTTTCCCTCCACCCTATCAATCAAGAATATTTACTGCTTTTTCTTTTTATTTCGAAGTTTGTTGATGAAATCATCATCGTCTTCACCGTCCGAAGTGGTCTCCGGCTGGAACTTTTCATCACTCGATGTATCAAAAGGTGGTGTGTTGTCATCAAACTCTTCTACAGTACTTGTAGGTGCTGAGGTTGTTTGTGTCTGAGAAGATACACTCTGACCTGAAACAACTGCAAAACGATTTGCCAGTTCGTCGTAAGACTTGAATTGATCTTCTGCAGTAAATTCACCAAGGTTGAAAAGGTGTGGTTCGACATCCTTTTCATAGTTATCGAGTGTGGAAACTTCTGCAAAGCTTGAATCCTTATAATCAGGATACACAACGTCACGGCCACCAAGCTTAATTTTCTTTTGCTCAGCAATAAGCTTAAAGTTTGCACCTTCTTCTGGATCGAAAACGATTACTGGATCATCAACGGCACCCTTAGGTGGCTGGATCTTAGTCCACATCTTATCATAAATGGTCTTCGGGAAACGGAAAAGAAATACCTTACCTTCGTTCTCCGGACAGTTAGGATCACGAATAACGATGATATTGGCAATCCACTTCTTTTTACGTGAACGAGTTCGTGCAAGGTTTTCATTGGTTGGCCAGATTGCACGGTTCGCATCACAGACAGGACACGGCTGACCAATTGTAGTAGGACAATTCTGGTTATAGAAACCACCCGGACCGTTAAATCTGTGATTAAAAATTGCTGTGATAGGAATATCAGTATCCGGTGCAGGAAGGAAACGAATGATTGTTTGTGCTGTACCGTCTTCAGAGAATTTCTGCTGGTAAAAGCGAGAATCTGTTTGACGTGTAGGACGCTTTCCTCGGCTTGCTTCTTCCATTTTTTTACCAAGGCCTGACCAATCGAGTTTTGTCTTTTTTGCCATTTGTGGCTCCTTTGTTAATTGTTAATTGGTTTTGTGGATTGTTAGTGCTACTTTCATTATGTTTAGTACACGGCTAAACCTCCTATATTCTTCTGATGGTTCATTCATCTTCTCGTCAGATTCCATCTCACTTATCGCTTTGTCTTCGAACCGAAGGTAAAAATATGGCGATAAGAATCTTTTCTCATGCATGATTAATTCATACATGATTGAAATACCAAGACGATTGATTCTAAAATAGTCAGCTAAGCCATTCAATTGGGTTTGTGCATTCATCTCCATAAGGAGTTGTTTATCCATCACAAACCGTGATTTTGAGAATAAATATCTTGTATTATTTATGTTTTTACTGTTTAAACACTTCAAATCACATTTACTATTATACAAGAATTCAAGTAAACACGTCAACGCGAAATCTTCGAGTGTATAGAAGTGACATTCAATGTCGTTATAAACCCTCTGTGCCACGCCTTTAATAGGTACAGGCGACCGTGAAAACCACACTTGACTTGCCAGTTTATACACATCATAGTATGTCACTGTATGTTTACTCTTCACCAGCTTCTTAATATTCTGGTAAATTGAAAATACCTGTAAAACAGAGTTTTCCATCACACCTCATTTCGTTGAAAAGAATGTCGACAATGTATTGTATGGCATTTTCATATGTGGGGCATATGCTTTTAATTCCCTACGCAGTGTTTTACGAACCTTGTCACTCAACAAGTCCATTATCTTTGCTACAGTAAAATAATCTCTCTCCAGAACAGCAAGACAATCAAGTATTTTGAGTCCATGTTCATTATTACAATCAAGAAGTGCCTTATTCAACTTCATTACTTCTTGTGGATTGAGATTACGTTTATCAAGATAAAAATGTGTTAAGTCTACTTTATGTGTTTCTAACACAGTAAAGAATACTTCACTATCAATGCGTCCGAGAATATCTGTTTCTTTCTCATGCGCTACTAAAGATGCGTTTTTGTCAGTCATAGAGCCTTCCTTATTCAAAGTTGTAATCTTGCTTTCGCTCGGCGGCACGACTCTTCTTGGCTACTCCCAACGCTACACTACTGGCTTCGTCAACAATACGTGTTGCCTGCGACTGCTGTTCTGGTTCTTTTTCAGATACACTCTCATCAGCATACACACGCATTTTACTATAGTTTACACCAATAGTTGTTCTACGTTTGTTGATGCCATATCTATTCTTGAGAATGATCCAACTATATTTTCCGAATTGTCTTTGCTCATCTGATTGTGTCACACCAATAATAATATCAGCAGTAGCTGCGGTTCCAATTGAATCTGCTGTATCTTTCAAATCGATGTTCGTTGAATCAAAACCACCTCTATTTGTCTGTACGGCAGAAACCCAAGGAATACCAGTTTCAACAGCCAAACCACGTAACTCTTCCGCTACACGCTTTTGTTCACTATATGAGTTTTCATCTGACCGTGTTTGTATTGGAAGCATAATGCCCATATAATCAACAAACACAATGTCAGGTTTGAAACCCTTTTTAATTTCAAGCTCTTTACAAGCCTGTCGTAAGGTTGAAGTGGTGATGGTCCGTGTTGGATATTCCAACACTACGAGTATATGTTGAATGCGTTCTCTTAGTTTCTGAAACTTAGCATGGAACTTTTCCCTCGTAAGAAGTTTAAGTTGGTCCATGTCCAAGTCGAAACAATTAGCCAACACTCTCTCAGTCATTTTATGTCGTGACATTTCCAACGTTATATACAACACATTCTTATTCAGTATGAGTTGATTGGCCGCCAGACCTGCCATGATAAGTGACTTACCCATGTTGGTTTCAGCCAAAAACAACGATAGCGATTTTTCATGGAAACCACCTTCAATCATTTTATCAAAATAATCAATACCTGTTGGTACTACTTTATCTTGGTCGTGGAGATGATTAAACATCTCCTCTTCACCTTCTTCACTGAACACATCTAAACCAATATCTGAATCAAAGCTAAAACTTACAGCTTCACGAAGTCGGTCTGCATATGCAACCATCTTATCAACATTATTATCTTCAAGTTGAATCTTTGCATCTACAATAGCATTGAAAGCGAGGTTTTGCTTGAAGAATGATTCAACCTTAGAAAGTAAGTGCGCATCAGATAGCTGTGAAGTATCAGTATTCATACACTTCAAAAGATAATCATGTAAATCCTTTTGGTCAATTTCAACCTTAAACTCAGTAAACGTAGGAAATGTACCATACGTTTCAATGAAACGTTGAACATGTTTTATGATTTGTTGTACTTCAAAGCTATTGAACAGCGTTGGTTTGAGAAAAGGAACAATTCTGTCCCTTTTCTTCTGATCGCTGAATAGTAAC